GTCCAGCTGAGTTCAATCGTTTACACTGGATAGGCGGTGAGCAGGGAATCCTAACTCGTCGCATCGAGCGCAAGAATCTCGCCGCTAAAATTGAAGAGGCGAACGCCATTACTGAGGCTATGCTTGCGGCCTTATTGCCACCAGCGGAGTAGCCGATGGCCTGCACTGTTCCTTGGCCTTTGAAAAAATGGATGGAGACGCACCACGCAGACATCTGTGCGGAGCATGACGAGGCGTACATGAAACGCATCTGGGCAGAGAAAGTTCGCAGCGACTTTGTTGTCGCGCAACGTCTCGCCGAGCGGGGGTGCATAACCCTCGCCTACGCATCCGTCCCATACCTGTGCCTGCTCGGCACAGCCTACTGGTGGTGGAAGAAAATAAAACTTCCACACACGGCGTAAAGAACCTAAAATTACACCATGACCACTGATACTGTCGATTTATATGGGGTTGAGGATGCTCGTACACTTCAGAAAGAAGTGCAGGAGGAGAACCGCCGCCAAGAGGCCGACGATTTCAAATGGCTCATGACCGATGCCCGAGGTCGCCGCATTGTGTGGCGTCTTCTGGCTTTAACCGGGGTGTTTCGTTGTCCCTACACTGGAGAAGATTCGGCTACTAACTTCCAGAGTGGGCAGCAAAGCATCGGTCAAACTTTCCTCGCAGATGTCATGGAACATACGCCAGAGAAATTTGACACAATGATAACGGAGAAGAAAAAACATGACGCAAGAATCGCTGACAGAGTCCGACGCAAAACCGAATAGCGAAGGCACCGCAGATCAACCTACTACTGCCGCTACAGCCAGCAAGGTAGAAGGAAGCCAGACCGCCCCGAAGGAAGACGCGCCGAAAAGCGCAGGTGCCGATGGAGCGGAAGATAACAAGGGAACCGACGCACCGGCTACCGAGGACTATGACATCAAGTTCAGCGAGGGCTTCGAGCCTGACGCGGAGCTCTTGGGGGAGTTCTCGGCTATTGCAAAGGAACTCAAACTCCCCGGCGAGTCCGCGCAAAAGATCGCGCAGCTCGGCGAGAAGCTGAGTGAACGCATTGTGAGTCGCCAACTGGAGGCACTGGAAACAGCTCGCCAAGGTTGGGAAACCGAGTTGAAAAACGACAAAGAGTTCGGCGGAGATAAACTCGAAGCAAACTTGGCGGTAGCCAAGAAAGCAGTAGAGACCTTCATCCCCAAAGAAGCGTTGCCGTTACTGGAGCCGTTTCACCCGACTGAGAATCCGCAAGGCATGGGATGGGGTTCACACCCTATGTTTGTCAAGCTGATGCACTCGATCGGGAAGAGCATCAGCGAAGACAGTAATGTCGTAGTGCAGAAAGGTGCGGGCGCGCAGAAAGCAAGCCTCGCCGAACGTCTCTACGGTAAACCTAAACAATAAACATCAACCCCCAAGGAGCTAAAAAATGGCTACTCTACCCCTCAAACAAGGCCACGTTGGTCTCGTTGACATCGTAAACGCACTGGCACCAGATGGTTCCGTTGCTGCTGTCGCCGAGCTGCTGGCACAAGAAAATGAAATTCTGAAAGACATTCCGTTCATGGAAGGCAACCTCCCTGACGGTCACCAAGCAAGCATCCGTACCGGTCTGCCGACCGTAGCGTGGCGCCAGCTCTACAAAGGTACGCCGCAAAGCAAGTCTGCTCGCGCTACTGTAGTAGATAGCTGCGGCATGCTGGAAGCTCGTGCAGAGATCGACGTGAAGGCAGCTCAACGCGTGAAGGACATCTCGGCCTTCCGTCTGAGCGAAGCAACCGCGTTTATCGAAGCAATGGGTCAAAACTTCGCAGAAACCCTGATCTACGGCAACACCGCCGTAAACCCAGAGCGTTTTAATGGTCTCGCTATCCGTTACAGCTCGCTCTCAGCAGGCAACGGCGCGAACATCATCGACGCAGGCGGCACCAGCTCGGACAACACTTCGATGTGGCTCGTTAACTACGGTCCAAGCAAAGTACACGGCATCTACCCGCAAGGTTCGGTTGCGGGTCTCTCGCACAAAGACCTCGGGGAAGATGACACCGTTGATGCTGACGGCAACAAGTACCGCGCTCTCGTTGATCTGTGGAACTGGGATGTAGGCGTGCACGTAGCTGACTGGCGTAACGTAGTTCGCATTGCGAACATCGACATGTCCGACTTGCTCGCGCAAACCGGTACCCAAGCACAGGCTGCTGCAACGAACATCCTGAAACTCATGATTAAGGCGATCAACCGTATCCCTAACATGAGCGGCACACCGGTGTTCTACTGCAACCGCAACGTGAAAGAAATGCTCTCGGTTATCGCGCTCGATCGCAGCCAGAGCGTTCTGAAGTTCAGCGAAGGTCTCAATCAGTTTGGCGAAGTTACCACTGGCTCCGTTGCCACGGGTACCCTCACCTTCCAAGGCGTACCAGTACGTCTGATCGACCGTATCCTGAGCACCGAAGCTCGCATCGTCTAATCCGGCGGGGAGGGCGGAAGCCCTCCTCTCCCACTATTTTTAGGAGTTTTCTACCATGGCTATTCTAAACACCCAAGAGACTTTCTCGGATGCGCAGGCGGTCACCTCGACGGCCATCAGCACCAACGTCATTGACTTGAACGTCATTGGCGGTCCGAACACCACGCAGGGTATCGCTGACACTGTCAACGATCTCTACCTCGTGGTTTTCACCAAGACGACGGCTACCGACTCCGGCTCGGACGCTACCCTCACGGTAACGCTCGAGTCTGACAGCACGGCCAACCTTGCAACCTCGGCTACGGTGCATTACAGCACCGGCGCCATGGCGTTCGCGACGTACGCTACCGCTGGTACTCGTCTCGCGGCGATCAAACTGCCCGCAGGCCAGTATGAGCGCTACCTCGGCGTTCGTTACACCGTTGCATCCGGTCCGCTTACCGCTGGTGCATTCACGGCGTACCTGACCCGTGGCATAGACTCGAACACGGCTTACGCTCGCGGTTACGTTCACAACACTTAACTAAGTGGAGAGGGCGGGGTAAAGCTCGCCCTCTCTTCTTTTTTCTATCTAACACCTACCGGGAGACGACAACATGACTACCGCATACATTGTTACCGAACGTGGATACATCAACAACACCATCCAAGAACCGGGCGATACTTTCTACTCTGCAAACGCAGAACTCAAAGGGTCGTGGTTCGTGCGCAAGGACGCCGCGGAAAAGAAAATGGACACGATGGGCGTGAATGAACTTCGCGCGCTGGCAGAAGCCAAAGGCGTGAAAGTGTCAGAAAAAGACGACAAGAAAACGCTGAAAGCTAAAGCGAAAAAAGCCATCGAAGACGCCGCCAAAAACGACGAAGAAGACGAAGACATCGCCTAGATAATATCCCAGAAACGAGGCGCGCATGAGCGACGAAGTAAGCATTAGCAACCTCTCGCTTTCCCATCTAGGGGAGCGCGCCTCGGTTTCATCTCTGTCCCCGCCAGAAGGCTCGGCCTTCTCCCCGCACTGCGCCGCATGGCTACCGATAGCTCGTCGCGCTATGCTGGAGATGCACGACTGGAATTTCGCTACCCGCCGCGCGGCTGGAACTTTGATGACTGAGGTACCCCTCAACGGGTGGCTGTACGCCTACGCTAAACCAAACAAAGCCGTACGCGTATTCGCAGTACTCCCCGCTGGGGCAGACGGGGACGTGCGCTCCTCACAGTTGAACCGTTACAATGACGCAGCAAGCTACGGATACCTTGGGAACTACACCAGCACAACGACTGCGCCGCGTGAGTTCGTCATGGAGACTCTCAGCGACGGCACCGAGGTGATATACACCAACGAGCCTAACGCAGTGCTGCGCTTCACGGTAGATGTCATCGACTATACCAAGTACACTCCGTTGGCAGAGCTGACGCTCAGCCACATTCTAGCCAGCTTCCTTGCAGGACCCATCCTCAAAGGCGCAACCGGGCGCACAGAAGCGAAGGCGCAACTACAAATGGCGATGACATATATGGCGCGCGCAGCTACTTCGGACGCTTCGCAAAGCATGCGCACCGATCGGCATGAAGTGTCGTGGATAACCAACCGATGAAAGACTTCCGTTCGCATCTGCGCTCATTCACCGGGGGAGAAGTCACCGAAGAATTTTTCGGTCAGCTCACCGACGTCAAGTTTCAGACGGGGCTGGCGCTTTGCCGCAACATGATCGTCAAACCTCACGGACCGGTGTCGAACCGCGCAGGCACGTACTTCGTGAAAGCCGCTAAATACGCTGACAAGATGGCTCACATCCTGCCGTTCACTTTCTCCACCGACCAGACCATGGCTCTCGAGTTCGGAGAGGGGTATATACGCTTTCATACCAACGGCGGCACTTTGTCCGCAGGTACGCCAACAGCGTGGAACAGCGGCACCGCGTACACCGTGGGCAATCTCGCGTCATCCGCAGGAGTCAACTACTACTGCATCCTCGGGCACACCAACCAAGCCCCACCGAACGCCACCTACTGGTACGCCATGCCCACGGACGGCACCTACGAAATACCAAGCCCGTACCTCGAGGCTGATCTTTTCGCGTTGAACTTCGAACAAGACCAAGACGTCATAACGATCACGCGCATCGGCTACGACCCACGTGAGCTGCGTCGTTACGGAGCCACTGACTGGCGCCTAGTGACAAGCACCTTTGCATCAGAGCTCAGCGCACCCGGCTCGCCAACGGCCACACCCACCGGCGGCGGAGCTCATAGCTACAGCTACAAGATAACAGCCATTGGCGACGACGGCATTCAAGAGTCACCGGTGTCGGCAACGGCTACCTGCACCAACGCCACCCCGCTCGGCGCCACGCATTTCAACACAATCACCTACACCACAGTGTCAGGCGCGTTGCGCTACAACATCTACAAGCAACAGAACGGCCTCTTCGGGTATATCGGGCAGACCGACGCCTTGACTTTCCGCGATGACAACATCGAGGCTGACCTAAGCAAAACCCCACCTATCGTCAACACTCCGTTCTCAGGCACGGGCAACAAGCCCGGGGCGGTTACCTACTTCGAGCAGCGCAAGTGGTTCGCAGGGTCTACCAACAAGCAACTCAATTTCTGGGCTACTCGCCCCGGGAGTGAGAACGACCTTTCTTACTCGCTACCTTTCCGGGCGGACGACGCTATCCAGCAACGCATCCGCGCGCGTGAAGCCTCGATCATTCGTCACCTTGTCCCGCTTGGCAGCCTGATAGTTCTCACTGCGTCGGGCGAGTTCCGCATCACCTCCATCAATACCGATGCCATCTCCCCGGACTCCATCTCCATACGCCCGCAATCATACATCGGCGCGTCCACCGCGCGCCCAGCAGTGGTGAACAACAGCGTCATCTACGGGGCAGCACGCGGCGGGGCACTGCGGGAGCTGGGCTATAGTTCAGACGCAGAAGCCTACACCACCTCCAACCTGTCGATTCGTGCCCCGCATCTGTTCGACGATTACCAAGTTCGCAGCCTGACGTTCTCTCGCTCGCCTGAGCCAGTGGTATGGGCTACCAGCACCTCGAAGAAACTGATCGGTTTGACCTACATGCCAGACCAAGAAGTCCGCGGGTTGCACTGGCACGACACGTACACGCTCGCTGGGCAGAGCGACATAGAATCAGCCTGCGCTATCGCGGAAGGAGAATACGATGTGGTTTACATGGTGGTTAAGCGCGTTATTGATGGTGCAACAGTCCGCTATGTCGAACGCATGCCAGCCAGAAAATTCGCAACCCTAGCCGACGCCTACTTCGTAGACTGCGGCCTGACCTACGACGGCACACCGATATCTACCATCACCTCCGGGCTCGAACATCTCGAGGGGGAGACCGTATCCATCCTCGCAGACGGAGCGGTACTACCGCAGCAGACGGTCACCGGTGGCGGACTACCTGACGCTTTCGACGCGCCAGCAAGCAAGATTCACGTAGGGCTCCCTATCACCGCGGACATCCAGACGCGGCCGATGATTGTCGAGCTGCGCGGCGTAGGCGCGTATGGGCAAGGCTCGGTTAAGAACATCAACCGGGTGTTTCTGCGGGTATACGAATCCAGTGGTATTTTTGCGGGACCGAGTTTCGACCAGCTTGCGCCGTTCGAACAACGTACAACCGAGCCGTACGGCACGCCGCCAAATCTTGTCAGCGACGAGATCGAAGTGCGCGTCCCCGGCTTATGGCAACCAGACGGCGCGCTGTGCGTTCGTCAAACCGACCCGCTGCCATTAACCATAGCATCCATGACGATTGAGGCATCCATTGGCTCTTAGAGTACGTTTCGCGACAGAAAAAGATATGCGGCAAATACCCCGCATGATGCAACGCGCGCACAAGGAAAGCCCTAGGTACAAAAGATTCAGGCTCGATGAAGCGGCGATCATCGAGGCGACAAAGACGGCGATAGCAACCTCTAACCCGCAAGGCGACACGGTGATATTGGTGTGTGAAGACACCGAAGACATGACGCTCACGGGGCTGATAGCACTCGCGAAACAGAAACACTCGTGGTGCAGTGGTACCTACGTGATCGACATTGTACAGTACGTGCGACCACACCGGCGCGGGGGGTCAACCTTTCTGCGGCTCATTGACGCCGCGGAGCAGTGGGCAGAATCCAAAGGGGTGGACGAGATCATCTTTGGAATTAGTTCTGGCTTTAAGGCGAAGAAAAATATAAAATTATACGAGCGCCTTGGTTACAAGGGCGACATCTACGCCGCAGTAAAGAGTCTGACGCTATGAGTCTTCCGCAAGCAATGCAACAATACGGTACGGCTATCCAAGCCTCGGGTGCAGGGCTTGAGGCCACTGGCGCGTATTTCGATGCAAAGGTCAACAAGACGTTACTGAAAAGCAAAGCAGGCATTGCGGACATAAACGCGCGCCTAACAGACCTCTCCGCCGATAGCGCGATGGAAGCTGGGCGCACTTCGAAAGCGAAGTCAGACCTCGAGTATGGCGCCATGAAGGCGCGCCAAAAAACAGGCATGGCCGCCAACATGCTAGACCTAGGCTCGGTAGGCTCGCAAAACATCCTGAACAGCACGGACTATTTCAAAGAAGTAGACTCAGACATCATAATGGCGAACGCGGCCAAGCAAGCGTGGGGGCTGCGCATGGACGCTACCAACCAACGCAACGACGCTCTCGGGCTTCGTGCTGAAGCGAAGGGTATCAACCCGTGGATGAGCGCCACTAAATCTCTACTGGGCTCAGCTTCACGCACCGCCGAAACTAACGCGCGCAGACGCGCCGCGGAGGATGGGGTAGCGCGGGAAACTATCCCGGGGCTACCTTGGACAACCTCTGGCAGCCGACGTCCTGACTGGAACGGTGGGGGTACCTACTGATGGCGCGTATCCCAACAACCGATTCATTCAGCCAAACTCCCAACGTCTCTCCGCGCGGGACTTTGACCGCTTCTTACGACGCCACCTCGGCGCGCGCGAACCTGCGCGGGCAGCAGGAGCTTGGCCGCACGGTTGAAAACTACGGTACCCAGATGGTGCAGCAAGAGACCGATGAGCTGGAGAAATTCAACAAGCTGCGGGTACAGGATTCACTGAACGCCCTCACCGCGGAGGAAGCGCGGCTGACGTACGATCAGAGCGAAGGGTACAACTACCGCAAAGGCAAGCAGGCTTTCATCAACGACAAAGGGCAATCCCTCGAAGATGAGTTCACCGGCAAGTACCGTGACACAGTGGGGCGCATAAGCGCAGAGCTGTCCAACCCAGCGCAAAAGCAAGCGTTCGAGATGGCGGCGCAACAACGCGGCGCGTCATTCCAGTCAGGGATTATACGCCACTACGCCAGCGAGGCGCGTGCGTATGAGGACTCAGTGTACGACGGGACTCTCAAGAACCTGACAGAACAACTCCCTCGGTACGCCAACAACCCTGAAGCGCTCACCGCGAGGGTAGGCACCCCTGATAACCTAAACAGCATTGTGGGCGCAGCGTATGCCAAGGCGCGCCTGCGCGGCCTCTCTGATGGAGAAGCGGCAGCGGACGCGAACAGCCTCGCGGCTAAGGCAGTGAGCAACACTATCACCACCAGCATAGAACTCGGCGATTACGACTCCGCCGAGAAAATGTACAACTCCTACGGAAACATTCTCGGCAGCGAAGGGGTTCGCCTTATCCGTCCGATGAAGACTTTGAAGGACACCCGGCAGGCGCAAGCCGCGCTGCAAGAAGGCACCAAAGACATCGCGTGGCGTAGAGACACCACCGATATGGGGCGGCTGCACCGATTGCTGTTGCAGAAAGAGTCCTCACTCCAGCAATTTAAACCCGACGGAACCCCACTGACTTCCCCTTCCGGGCAGAATTATGGTATAGGCCAGATAGGAGAGGCCGCGGGCAAAGATGCAGCCAAAGCTCTCGGGGTAGAGTTTGATTTAGAGCGTTTAAAAAACGACGAGAACTACAACGCCACCTTGAGCCGCAAATACCTCGAGCAAATGATAGGGCGCTACAAGGGGGACGTCAAAGCTGCCCTCGGCGCGTACAACTGGGGTATGGGCAACGTAGAAGCCGCTATGGCCAAGGCCAACAAGCAAGGCGGAAGCTGGCTCGACTACGCCCCCGCGGAAACCAAAGACTACGTGGCGGTTATCTCGAAAGGCTTCGGCAGCGGCGGGGATGTCATGACTGCGCGTGCCACCTCGAAGACATACGTCGAAGCCGCGTTAGCTAAACTGCCCGAGGATGCCTCACCCGAGGCGCGCGCGAACGCGCAAGAGCTGGCGACAAAACAATACGAAGCGGAAGAAAAACAGCGCAAAGAAGTGCGCGACCTAGCTTCTGAGCAGGCCATCGCGCTCATGCGCGAAGGGAAGAGCTGGGCAGAACTGCCAGTGAGCGTGAGATCGAACATCGAGCCAAGCGAACAAGATAAGATACGCCAAGCCGGGACGAACACGACTACCACCGGCGCCGGGTTCCAGCAATACACCGAGCTGATGGACAACCCGAACCGCCTACGAGCGATGTCGAGAAGTGAAGTATATGCCCTCGGCGCCGAAATGAGCCAAGAGAAGCTCGGCAAGCTACTTGAAGTACATGGCGGCGGGAGTATAGACATCCCGACAAAAGCGGCGAACGAGGCAGTGCGTCAGGTTCTAACTGAGTCAGGGGTGAAGACCGGGCAGGGCGCCAGCCAGAAAGACAAAGCAACCGAGGCGCGTCTGGTGAGCTACGTGTACGACGCCATCACCGATGAGCAGCGCCGTACGGGCAAACAACTAAACGAAGCGGAAGTACAGGCGCTCACCCGCGGGGTGCTGCGGCGTGAAGTGCGCGCCGAGAATATGTTCGGCGGCCCGACGGTGAAGAAAGTGCAGGACGTGCGGTACAGCAACATTCCGACTGCGACCCGTAAGAATATCGAGGCGCTACTCAAGGCGCGATTCCCCGACTTAGCGGTTGACGAATCGACCGTAGTACGCGAATATATCAAACTCCAGCGCATCACGAACCGAGCACCAGCCAATGGCAAATCCGTATCCGATAGTTGATACCGTTTCAGACGCCTTTTCTACCCCTCCCTCCGACGTTGCGATCAACCTCGCCGACGCCGCCTCAACGTCTCCGGATATGGAGGCAAAAAGATATGATGTAGCGTTGCAAACAGATACGCCTCCGGCGCTGTTACAAGGCGAATCCTCTGACTATCTTAACCGGCTGGAGACCGGGGCGATCGACTACGCGGACGTAGAAGCGAACGACCCTGCGCTGGCGAAACTCTTCAAAGACGAACACGCAGCCAAGATAGCCCGCGACGAGTTCAACGAGCTACAGCAAGCGTCCTTCCTGTCGAAGACACTTCAACCTATCCGCGACGCAGGTAGGCTTATAGCCGGAGCCGCCGCTGGGGTAGAGAGTGGGGCGGGGAACGCCGTCACGGTGCATAGCGTGAAAGCACTGGAGAAGATGGTCGGGGAGTTCACCGACATCCAAGCAGTGAAAAATGGCACCATGTCGTTTGACGACTTTCGGCTCAAACACACCACAGATGAGTCCTTGGCGGGCGTCAAACACACCGCCGACCCTCGGGTAGATGTGGCTACGTGGGAGGCTGACCTCTCCGCGCGTTTCGCCGAAACTGGCAAGCGCCTAAACTACGTGGCGCAACGTAAACCATTTCTGAGCACACCAGAAGAAATCCAGAAATTCACGCAGTCCAAAGGGCTCGAACAAACGCTGAACAATATCACCCCAGAAGTGGTAGGATATTTCACAGGGGAGGGACTCGCGCAATCTCCTGTAGCACTCGCGGCGGGGGCTGCCTCTGCGCCGTTGCGCGGTGCCGTAGCACTCGCGGCTCGTGTAGGCATACAGGCGGATTCTACGTATGACCTTAACTACTATCTTGACACAGCGGGTAAACTTAGGGCGAGCGGTATCGACCTGACCAACCCGCAAGCGGTGTATGACTACTACAACACAGACGCAGCGAAGCTGGAACGCAAAGGCGCCTCCACAAAAGGCGTCGTCGATGCCGCGGTAAACGCCGCCGCTTCCACTGCTGCTGCCTTCACTCGAACACCTACCGCGCTTTTTCTAGGTGCCGCAAGCGGCCCCGCGGGGGAAGGCTTCGGTAACATTGCCGCTCAACAAACAGGGGCGAAGGGCTACGAGAACACCGCACCAAACCTTGTGGCGGAAGCCTTAGGGGATTCTGTTTTTACCGCTCTCGAAGCCTACAACGCCGCCGCGCGTAACGCTGGGCAAAACACCATAGACGCAAAAGCCTACAACGCCATCGTGTCACGTGTGCAACAACTCGGCGACAAAGTCTCTGCCTCGATGGACTTCGGTGCGGCGATTGATGAATTTACCTCCGCATTTTCTGCGTTGAAAACACTGCAACGTGACCCCACGGTGGCGCATAAATTCGCAGAAGACCTGACTGACCAAGGCGCGCCAAAAGATTTATTCATCGACCCCCAAGCGCTACAGCAAGCAAACATAGACCTCACAGAAATCAGCCAGCTCTCGCCATCCTTCGCCGCGCGTATCGACGAGGCGGTGGCTACAGGCGGCACGGTGCAGATGCCTTTCAGCGAGTACGTCACGATGGTGGCGCCCAAGCTGGGCGACAAGCTCAACGACCATGTGCGAGCTGAGCCAGATGGCTTCAGCCGCGCGGAGGCCGAAGAGTTCATGCAAACGCAGTCCGAGCTGGTCAAGACGGAGGCCGCTAACATCGCCGCAGCAGCGAAACTTTCCGAGCCCTTCGAGGCGAGCTCCGCCGCGGTCGAAGAGAATATCTTCAACCAACTCAAAACCGCTGGCCGTTTCACTGACAACGTCAACCGCTTCTACGCTCGCCTCACTGCTTCCGCATTCACGGTCAATGGCGCGCGCGTGGGTAGAACTGCCGAGCAGTTCTTCGATGAGTTCGGCGGATTGAACATTGTCGCGGATACAGACTCCTCCCCGAACGTATTCACCCAGAAGACTTACAAAGGCATGCCGCTCAACGCGGACGGTAAAATACGCATATCACATTTCAGCGCTACACCGGGCATCACAAAACTCGACCCTGAGCAATGGGGCAACACCGGCGCCGCTCTCCCGCGCTCTGAGCGCAATCGTCAAGGCATCGCTCCGAACCGTACCTACGCGTACTTGGGCGACAACTTCAAGAAAGAGAATCAACTCGGCGACGTGTTGTACACTGGCGTAGTTGACCCAGAAAGATACTACGATCTTGAGAACGACCCTATGCAACTGCGCGAGAAGGGCGTCGCTCTCTCGACTGAGCGAGGGTTGATGAACCCTACCGCCGGGCTAGAAATCGCAATCAAAGAAGCGGGCTTCGACGGGTATATCGCGCAGGCGCCGCAGGGTGGGTACGCTCTGACGTCGTACGTTCCGCTTGATGTAACCGAAGGAGACTCAAATGATACAGGACAAACCGGAGCGGAAGAACTTCAAGACGGAAGCGGAGTTCGAGGAAGCCGTGAATTACTGGACGCAGCGCGTCGGGCGAATCTTGAACCTCTCGAAAACGCGCCCGGTCCAATAAACGTAGCAGGAGTAGGTGAGGTTCAGTTCGGACCGTTCGCCCCCGCGCGTATCGCCGCAGAGGCGTACATGACCGCCACCGGGCGGGTGTACCAGCCCCCACGCAAGCACGTGAAGATAGACACGAAGCGCGCCAAGCGTATCGCAGAAGAGTTCGAGCGGATGGAGCACAACCCGTCCGACCCCGTGGTTGAGGAGGCGTACCGCGCGCTTATCGACGAGACGCTGGCGCAGTACCAGTACGTGAAACAAACCGGGCTCAAGATTGAGTTTATTCAACTTGGGCAGGACGACCCGTACGCAGCGAGTCCACGCTTGGCTACACTTGACGTTGTCAACAACAATCACCTATGGGTGTTCCCCACCGACTTTGGCTTTGGCGGACCCGCGAGCGCCGGGGTGGACATCACCGACAACCCGTTGCTTCAGCCGACGCAGGAATATGTAGACGGCAAGCA